TCGGATATGCCTGTCATTGGCTGGCGATATTCAATCAACTGAATGGGATAGAGGAGGAGTGTGTAATGATTACAATTCGTGTTGGGACTGCAACACATTATTTTGCAACATGGCTATCATGTTGGCAATTTTTGGACATATTTTCGGCCTGGCTTTGGTGGGATGATGATATTGAAATAAAGCCATTATCGGAGGTGGATGTTTTATGAAAATCAAGTCTAAAAAACACCGTAGAAAATTAACGGATATTCTCAATGCTATATCAACAGAAAGTCATTATTTAGCATATCAAATTAATGGGTATGATGATATAAGCACAATCTCACATGACAGCGTTGATAACCGTGTTGAGGATTTAGATCAAATGATAAGTAGATATATGCAATTAAGGGGCGTGTCTAATGCGTAACATAGCTTTGATAATAATGACAATCGTAGTCCTATACTCGGCTTACAAGTCAGGCGTGGGGTTTATGTGGAGGTGTAAGTGATGATATGGCAAAAACCAGAATTAGTGAGTGATAGAGAAGCCATTGCCTATTCAATACTTGAACCCCAGCAAAATAAGTATTGTTGGGCAAAAGTCGTGTTGTGGTTTACGTGTCCAGAGTTTCATGACTTTGAGGAAATAGATTACATGCTTCCAGAAAAGTGCGGATATTGTATGCACTGCATGGATGAAGCTGAAAGACAGCTTAAAGTCGAGGAATATCTAGCTCAAGAGACTGAAAGCGTATTGGATGTCGTATTAAGTGGGGATATTTATGATATTGGAGGTATAAGTGATGCCACATATTAAATTTAGCCACAACTATTGCAAGACGTGGGAACAGACAAGGGGTCGGCTTTTAGATGTTGTGCTTTTGGACGCTAAGACATTGAATGATGACTTGGTTGAGTATGACACCAAATATTTTCCAGCGACATTGGCAGATAGTTGCGGTTGTGAACTGCATACAAACTTTCCGGGTGATGAAGAGCATTGTCATTATCCTCTGCCAAAAGGGGAACTAATTCAGCTTATCTTTGTTGGTGATAAGGGGATTCCCTTTTGCACAATACGCACACGATATAGGTATGATAGAGGCAAAAATCAAAAAGTGGATAAGTGCGATTATTACTCGCCACTAATCGGTGAGTGGTTTGACGTTGTGGTAAAGGAGCATAAGTGATGGATAAGGTTTTCTATGGGATTATGATATTTGCTGTTGGGTTTATGGTTGGCTTGTGGATACTCGGCTTCGATAAGACTCCCGTTACTATCCAACCTGCTTTGGCTGAAGCGGTTGATAAGTCTGTTGAAATGACTGACTATAAGCTCACGATACACACAGCCAAGGGTGGTATGTCATATTTGCCAGCACCGAAAAGCGAGAATGTTGATAGTGATCTGAAACTATGGTTTTATCCAGATGATGCGGATATATTCGCAATTGTGGTTACAATACCGGAGGGGGCGTCATGGGTAAAATAGTTGGCTTCATGTTGGGATGATAGCATGGTTGATAATATCCATAGTTGCAATATGCGACAGTATTAACGAATTAGTTCATAGATGGCAACGTGGGCTATGGGAAAAGAGAAAGGGGATTTTATGAAAAAGCTAAAATGGCAAAAACCGACATTGGTTGATATTGGGAGTATTGACTTAACAGATGGTTGTGAATGGCTGTGTAGTAAAGGGTATCAAGCTACGCAAAGCTGTTATCAAGGGGCAGGGATAAACGGGCATAGGGAGGATTGAGATGTTAGTTGATTTGCAAAAAGTGAAAATAATTATTGATTCTTTTTCTACCATAGGGGAATCAAGAGAACACATAAAACAAGACTTAGACAAACTAGCTTATGGCAAGATTTATACCTGTTGGTATTGTGGTGGAAAAATTTATGCATGTGCTGATGGCTGGTATCATGTTAATAGTGATGCAAAGGAATGTGATAAATCTAGCGGTAATTGGGTACAAGAATATAGAGCCACACCTAAGCCTGATGATTTAGCTTGATATTTGTCAACAAACAGGTTAAAATATACCAACTAACAAGTTAATATGGGGCGTTGAACTGGAGTTGGGTCCCCCTCAGCTTCAATCTTAGGCTTCGCCCCACCTTATTCACCTAAGATGATAAGGGATAAAACAAATGGAAACATCACCTCAAAAAGAAAATGGCTTCACACCAATAGCTAATGAGATATTAGAGGCACTAGCAAGAACGAAGTTTACTGAGTTAGAAACACAAGCCCTATTTTTGATATTTCGTAATACATACGGCTGGAATCGTAAGGTATGGGAAATCAGAAGATGGAAAGTCTTTGAGCAGATAGGTATCACACCAAACCGTATAAAAGATACATTATATAAGCTAGCAGATCGGAATATAATACATTTAGACTGGCAAGCAAAAACAATATCATTCCAAAAAGACTACTCCATCTGGCAATCCTTATTAAGTACCAAAAAAATCAAAACTAAATTAAAAAATCAGGGCATTATTAAGGATAAAAAAGTTGACGAATCGGTCAACTTTGAAAAGTTGACGAATCGGTCAAGTAAAAGTTGTCCAATTGGTCAAGTCGGAGTTGACGAATCGGTCAACTTTGGATCGTGTAAGCCTAATGGTGATATAGCTTTGCCAGAGCCTAAAGAAAGATCTAAAGAAAATATATATATATATAATGAAAAAGCTAGGGAATTAAGGGCTGTAATTTCTACTAGATATTCCATCCCATTTGAAAATAAAGACATGCCTACCATTCAGTTTATGATCGATTTGTTGAAATTGTATGACTATGAGTATATTGAAAAGAAAATAGCTGAGTTGCCAAACCCTTTAGAATACAAGGATATAAGCAGGACGTTGCGTTCATGGTGTGAGCATCCAGAGAAAAGTAAGCCTGAGCCAGCAACACCATATAAAGACAATACAAAAGAGGCTTTTCTCGCCAAGAGGCGTGAGGTTGAGGAAAGAAAAGCGGAATTGGAGGGGAAGCAGTGAAAGTTAATCTAATACACGATCCAATTATAGAAAAGTCAGTTCTCTGGTATATGTTACAGCCGGAGATAAACAGCCAGATAATATCAGAGGCTATCCAATTATTCAAGACAGTCAATCCATTTTATACCAAGCTTTATCGTCAAGCCTATGATGGCATTATGGAGCTATATGGTAATGAGATGGCTGTAAACATCGAGACCTTAGATTCATATTTTTTTGGCATCAATGACGTTTTTCTGACACCAGAAGAAGCTGAGATGTTACAAGATGATGAGCAGTGGATGGATTTTTTGGTTACAAATCCCAAAGACGATCCTAAATACTATAATGATTTATTCTTAGTAGAAGCACAGTTATTACTTGATGTTTACAAAAGACGTGAGATGCAAAGATTAGGTTTGCAGATACAGGCAGCTAACAGCACAAAGGCTGATGATTTATCTGTATGGATACATAGCAGGCTAGAGGAGTTGTCAGAGCTATCCAGAGATGAGAAAGCTGTTGATTATAGCATTAGGTCTTTATTAAAAGAAACAGGCAAGACACTTGATATTATCACAAAGAATGACGGCATTTTGGGTATTTCAACCGGGTTTGGGGATTTAGACATGTATTTATCCGGAATCCATGTTGGCGAGTTCACCATTATAGCAGGGAGACCATCTATGGGTAAGTCAACCTTTGCTGACATACTGGCTTATCATATCGCTAGAGAACATCAGAAAACCGCCATAATCAGTTATGAGATGGATTATGCAAGTATTATTCACAAACTGATAGCTTCGGAAACAGGTATTGATTCTAATGAGATACGTAACGGATGGGTGTTTAAGAATCCAAAACTAACCAAACAATATAATGAAGCTTGCCTTCGGATTACTAACAATGCAGATAATAACTTATTCATTCTTGATAACCTGTCAAATGACGCTGATGTGTTGGCTGAGAAGATAAAATATTTGGCCGATAAAGAGGACATAAAGGTGTTTATCATCGATCATATACAGAAGATGGCATGTAAGCGGGTGGCTAAGTCTGGTGGCAATCGTGAGCAGGAAATGAACGCTATATCAGGTGTTTTGCAGAGGTTATCGAGGAAAAAAGATAAAGAAGGGAAGCCATACCTATCAATCATAGGATTATCGCAGTTAAGCAGGTCATGTGAAAGCAGACCAGATAAACGACCTATGTTGTCAGATTTGCGTGAATCCGGGGCGATTGAGCAGGATGCCGATACGGTGATGTTTTTGTATCGTGATGCTGTATATAGCGGGGATAAGGCGGATAAGAGCTTAGAGGTCATTATTGCTAAACAACGCAACGGGGCTACTGGTACGGTTTTTATGTATTATGATTTACCAACATCAAGAATAACGCTAATGGTGAAATGACATGAGGATAGTTGCGTTAAAAAATGGGTTGCCTTCTAGTGATTATGGGTGGACTGAAAGAGAGTTGAGGAAGCCAAACATATCACCAGATATGCCTTTGTCAGAAAAGTATGAGACACAAAGAGCTAAATTTCTGTTAGCATTAATTGAGTGGATGAAGGAGCATCCTCAAGAAAAGGTGAATAATTATCGGGTAGTATATGATTCTGATTTACATACTGATGTATTAATGAGCCGGTGGCAAGAAAAAATATATGACTTTTATGTTGAGGAGGCTATATCGTGAGCATAGCAACAGATTTTCAATTTTATATTATTGAGATATTAGAGGACAATAAGATCGGTCAGGGTGTTTACGAGTATCAACGTGCAAAGGATATACTGCCGGCTGACTTGTCGGCAGATGAGTATGAGAGAGCGGTCAAAATAGTGGCTAATTGGTGTGAGGTATAACATGGCAGACGTGCCGTTTTAGGGGATGAGATGCGTTATTTTAGTATGTTTTCGGGTATTGGCGGTTTTGAAAAAGGGATAGGCGACATGGGCGAATGTGTTGGCTATTCAGAGATAGACAAGTATGCTGAGGCGATATACCGTTATCATTATCCCGAACATATTGGTAATGAAATACAAATAAGGCGTTTAACGCCATTGGAAGCAGAAAGATTACAAGCGTTTCCTGATTGCTGGACTAAGTATGGCTTATTTGATGATGGCATAAAAGAGATAAGCGACACACAGCGATATAATTGTTTGGGCAATGCTGTTACAACGAGTGTGATAAAGGAAATAATACAGAGGTTTTAAAATGACTATAGCGATAACCTGTTCAAAGTGTCATAGACGTTTCAAGCCAGACGAGATAATAGCAAAACTGGTGCATAATGACGATATTAGTTATTACTGTTGGAATCACGTCAAGGGTGTCGCCAAGCTGTTAAAAGACGGTGCTAGACTTGAATACATGAAAGCGGGGCTGTTTCAGGCTGAGATTGGTGCAAGACTTCGCCATCAGCCAGATATGGAATATACTCCGCCAACAAGGCAAATGAAAATTGTTGCAAAGGTTGACATAACACAAGGTATTGATAAAGAAATAGTGAATATTATCGAAACCAAACCGGGATTGATTGCCATCGACGTAGTAGAGTTACAAAAGAGTTACAAGTCAAAGTCTACGGTATATAAACATATCGCAGGTTTGTTATCCAATGGCGTTATCAAGAAGGTGCGGAGAGGACTGTATGTTAATTGCTGAATCTAACATCCAGAAGGCAATCATAGATTATCTGCAATACCAAGCGAATATTGGCAAGCTATGGTTTGTCCGTGTAGGTTCGGGCAAAATAAAGACGGAGGCAGGCAAGTGGTTCACATCCGGCAAGCCCGGATGCCCTGACATTATAGTTTGTATCAAGGGACGGTTTATCGGGCTTGAGGTTAAGACTGATAAAGGGATGCAGAGTAAGGCACAGAAAACAGCACAGCGTCAAATTGAGGCGTGTGGTGGCGGGTATCATGTCGTCCGAAGCATTGATGATGTGATAGCTATATTGGAGGGTTATTATGAAAGATGAATGTTTGCATTTATTCCCTGCGTTGATGGATGATATAAAAGAAGAAAATAGTAGGCAAATTAAGAAATGGGGGATTCAAGATCATGAACCGGCTGAATGGCTAATGTTTCTAACGGAGGAGGTAGGGGAATTATCGGAGGCTATATCTGAGTGGCAATTCAGAAATGGACATGAAAGAAATGTTTTTAATGAGGCGATTCAAACTGCGACATTGGCAATAAAGATTGCGGAGATGTTTAGGATAGAGGAAAACAAACGACTGGTGGCAGGTATCATGTCGTTAGAAGCATTGACGATGTGATGGCTATACTGGAGGGATTGTTGTGAAAATGATAGAGCAAGTTATAAGTGAAACGGAGGCACGATTAAAGGCGGTAATAGCCGAGCAGGAAATAATAATAGCTGAGTGCCTTAAACCATTCCCGGTGCGTGAGAATTATAGCTCTGGATTAGAATATGGAAATGCCTATGGGAAATATTTAGAAGATCATCATAAGGGCAAATATTCATCAAAGGCAATGGGTGAGGCTATGCAAAGGAAATTTGATGCTGAAAGTCAACTGCGGGATATTGCAAATATGAGATTTGAATTTAAACGCTATTTGAGAGATTAGAAAGCGAGGTTGAGGATGCCCGTTGACCGTTGGGGAAAATATTTAATATTATCAGGCAATGAATCCCCTGATACCTGTTTTTGGTGTGGCAAGCCATGCAAGAATCGCTATTGTTCTGATGATTGCAAGTCAAATTATTATTTGCATTTCTTTTGGAGGGATGCGCGTTACTGGTGTTTAAAGCGCGCAGATCATAAATGTGAGAAATGCGGAACAGAGCAATTATTTTTCTCTGGCGGATATTATAAATTATCTAAAAAGGTGAATGGTGAATGGGTAGAATATACTGAACATGATTACTCAGGCGATATTACTAAAGCCGATACTGTTCTCCATGTTCATCACATAAAGCCAACTAATGGCGGGAGACGTGATTGGAGTGTGTTGAATAGACCGGAGAATCTTATGTGCTTGTGCCGAAAATGCCATAGGCAAATAGAAAGCAGGGTTGATGGTGGAAAAAGTTGAACGAATAATTCAATTATTAGATTATGTTGCTAAAGATTTGCCTGACACATTATCTAACTGCAATGAAGCTAACCTACTGCTTCTTAATGTGGGCAGTTTTGCTATATATACTGCTGTATTTGGAGAATTAAAGTCAAGAATAGCAGAAAGGTCAGTAGATAGTAGCAGGTATTATCAAAATAGACAGCGTATTGATTCAGTGATATATAGTCGAATTCGTTTTATAGAAAGTGAGGTTGATGATGGTAGGGAAAGTTAAACAAATACGCCTTGAAAGTTTTAATATGGGTGTCTTTCGTTATTATGTGGATTGCATAATTAATGGGCAAAATGTAGAAGCACAAATAGACACAGGATCGGATATTACAATCATACCTGATTCAATAATACAACATGGTCAACCTACTGACCTATATAGAGTTTGTGGATTTCCTGATGGAACACAACGGCGATTATCCGTTTATATGTCAAATATCATAATAGATGGCAAATCATTAACGTTAATGACAATGCCGGGAAATAGAGTGTTGTTGGGCTTAGATATATTAAATCATTGTGATATATTAATTACAAGTGGTTCATTTGAAATAAACATTATAGAAAGCGGGGTTGATGATGGGAAGTAAACAAAGCAAACCAAACGATATTTACGTATCGTTGGAAACTGCACAAGCCCTGCACGATGCGGGGATTGTGGTTGATAGTTATTTTCATTGGTGGCGTGATGGATATGGCTATTTTATTGACAAATGGATTGACTTTGGTGGGAAAAAACTCTTTGCGACACGAAATGGAAAAGAGTCATACTATGTATCTTCCGCCCCGACTGCGGCGGAGTTGGTTAATGGAATTGGGCATATTGATATAAATTTAGTTTTTCATTATGGGAGTATCAAGGGATGTGCATGGAACAAGTCAAAACTCATGTTCGTTGAAACAACCTGGCATAAAAAGCTGTGTGAGGTATATGCCGATATTAGGTTAAAGTTAAAGAAGGCTGGCTATGAGTGTGAAAAATAAGGAATATACATACACGGGTGTAATGCGTAGTATTGATGATGGAATGTTAAGGTGTTATAGAACTAAAAAAGATATTCCACTGCAGGAATGTATGAAATGTGCTTGGTTTAATGGTTTCCGAAAACGAACACATCCCAGATTCAACGACCATGTGTTTTGTAAATATAAGTCAGATGACGAAAAGGCTTATATGGAAGCTATTGGCAACCACAAATGCCCTGATTGCGGGACAGAATTAACGGATTATCTAATTAAAGATGGCGCGCACAGGGGTCATGGGCGAATCATGTGTAATAACTGTCACAAGACTATTGTGATGATATAGGGAGGTATATTGTGGAGAATTGCTTGAAATGTGAATATCACTACATTTTAGATAAAATGGTACATGGATTCTACGAGATAAAATGCAGGCATGGTAGAATGAGAGATTATCAAGTTTTGGCTTGCTTTGACGAAGAACAGATTGCGAAGATAAAAGATGATATGATTCGTGTAAATCCACCAAAACAATGTCCGTTCAGCCTAGCCTTCGCCGATGCTATGGAAGCTGAGATGGCAAGGCATGATGCTGTGGCGGAGGTCTTCAAATGAGCATAAAAAGCAAGATTGAGGCGTTAAGGATAACATTTAACCCAGTTACAGTGAATAACTTTTCAGAAATAGGAAGAGTTGCAAATAACCAAGCCATAGATGACGTGCTGGAGAAGCTCAATCCATACTTTGAGGAGAAAGATAAGCCTGATCTAGAATCAAATGGTGAATGGTGGTGGCATAAGCATGATGGCGAATTGCAGATATATAAACTATATCAGGATGTCTATGGAAAGATTATGTTTCCAGAAGGAACAAAACATAAAGGCAAATGGATCAAGGCGATAGTCCCAGAAGTTGCCCAACCTGTTAGTTGATTTTCCTCTTGACATACTAACAGTTTTGTGATACAGTATAATTAATCCGATTATTCGGAGGTGGATGTTTTGGCATCGAGGTTTCAAACAATATTATTTATGCCGTACCGATAATGGCATGGCTTGTATTAGCAATTATCCTAGCATTGCTCTGATAGCAAAGGAGTCTAATGCAACCATCACACAACCCCAAAACCCAATAAAGTCCGTAGGTGATACGCAATAGGTATCGCTTGCGGGCTTTTTTGTTTATGCAGTTTATAGCGTTTAAAAAGTTTATGCTTGCACGTCTGATGGTGGGGTAGCTCCTCACTGTTGCTTAGATCAGACGTGCTTCCTACTAAGCAAGGAGTGAGTGATGCAAGTTACGATTAAACAGATTAAAATTGGGGACAGAAAGCGATCTTTGAAAACAGAATCAGTTAATCAATTAGCTGAAAGCATAAAAGAAATTGGCTTATTAAATCCTATAACTATTACACAAGACAAACGATTGATTTCAGGGATGCACCGATTAGAGGCGGTTAAACTATTAGGTTGGACAACGATTGACTGTAATGTATTGCATTATAATGACGCATTACATGAAGAACTGATAGAGATTGACGAAAACCTAATCAGGAATGACTTGACGGTGCTTGAGCAAGGGCAACAGTTAAACAGGCGTGATGAGATATTATCAGCTTTGGGGTTGAGGCGTGAAGTCGGAGGAAATGGGGCAAACCAATTTCAGAGCAATAGTGAATTAAATTCACCAAAGCTAAAATCCACAGAAGATATAGCGCAGGAAATCGGCATCAGTAAGCGAACTGCACAGCATTATAAACAAATTGATAGAGACATAGACGATTCAGTAAAGGATATGATACGAGATACGGATGTTGCAGACAATAAAACTGATTTGCTCAAAATAGCTAGAGAAAAAACACCTGAAACACAGCGCAAAGTTGCTAATCATATAATTAACAAACCTCATGTAACGCAAAATGCGGGGTATTATGAATGGTACACAGGCGAGGAATATATAAAGTCGGCAAGGTTTGTGATGGGCGACATTGATCTTGATCCTGCATCATCAAAAGAAGCTAATGAGGTGATAAAGGCAACAAAGTTTTATAGTATTGATGATAACGGGCTTGACAAAGAATGGGCGGGGCGGGTATGGATGAACCCCCCTTATGCAACAGACTTAATCACTAAATTTGCTCAAAAGCTACACAAGCATGTATCAAATAGGGATATAACAGAAGCAATTATATTAATTAATAATGCAACAGAAACCAAATGGTTTAATATTTTTATAGACATAGCAACAGCCGTTTGCTTTCCAGAAGGTAGGTTGAAATATTGGCGGACAGATGGGAAAACAAGCACCCCATTACAAGGGCAAGCATTTATTTATGTTGGGCAAAATATTGACAAATTTTCAAATGAATTTAAGCAGTATGGTTGGATAGCAAAATTATGAGTATTGAAGCCCCTGTATTCAATTTCCAGACACAGATAGATAAGGTATCAGCCTACAATGAATTATTTGTTCAATGGCTAGAGTCGAAAAATAATATCAAATATGTAAGGAAGGCATTACTTGAGCAAGATAAGCAGGGGATTGATTACTTTATTGGTATTGTAGGAAATGAAAAGGAAATACGCATCCAATTAAAAGTGGAGTTTCGCACAGATGAAACAGGCAATATTCCAATAGAGACAATTTCTCAAGCATACTCTCATAAAAATAGCAAAATAGGGGCTGAATTTGAGTATGAGGAAGTTGATTATATTTTTTATTTTATGGCTTATAGTGGCAACGTTATAATGCTTAAGATTGACGAATTATTAGGTTTTGTTATCGAAGATAAGAATTTCAAGACATTCAAAAATAGAAGCACAAAAAATGAAAATGATGGCGTTGTTTATTATACGATGTATTTTTTAGTTCCATTGGATAAAATAAAACATTTAGTCCGATGGCGGGGCAATATAGATATTACGCAATTACAAAAAGCAAGTTGATTATGGCAAAGGGTAGCATATAGCGAGATGATAGATAATGGCAGAGAAAAAATTAACAGCACAGCAAGTGCGATTTGTGGAGTTTTATTGCTCTGGAATGACCGCCAAAGATGCGTATATCAAGGCGGGGTATAAGGTCAAGAATGATGGCGTTGCCTATGTAATGGCATCAAGATTGTTAAGAAATGATAAGATACAGGCTTATAAAAAAACTTTAGAGGATGAACAAAAAGCGGAACGTCAAAGACAATTAAACTCATTTGTTGAATCCGCTTTGATTGTTAAAAAAGAAATATCAGATATAGATATATTTGATGACGAAAAACCTCTTTCAAATGTTCAGTTGCGGGCATTAGAGTTAAAGTTCAAAAACTCACAAGACACACTTGATAGAGGTGGATATAAAGCAAAAGATGAGGTTAATCATGGAGGCACAATTAAGATAGAAATGGAATATTTTGATACTCCTGATGATCCAGAAGATAATGATGATGAGGAATGAGACAGGCATTAAATAGGCATTTCTTTGATTTCTTTCATACTACGCAAGCTCGAATGAATTTTGTTATGGGTGGGGGTGGTTCTGGCAAGTCGCACAGCCTCCAGCAGTTTTTTGCTTTAGAAAAGTTTTTGAATGGCGATGGGCTTCAAATATTAGTTACCCGCAAAACGATGAAATGGTTGCGATTAACAGCATATCGCAACATGGAATTGCTCTTAAATAACACAATAGGAGAAGGCAATTATTACCATAAAAAAACTGAATCCTATATGATTTTTGGTAATAATTTAATGCAGTTTTCGGGATTAGACGATCCTGAAAAGATAAAGTCAACTGAATGGCATTATATATTTGCAGAAGAATTGACTGACTACACATTTGACGATTTCCAAATGCTCAATATGAGGCTTCATAGATCATCAATCACCAAGCCTCAACTGTTCGGGGCGTTTAATCCGATAGATGCGTTTCACTGGATAAAAACGGAATGTTATGATAAACCCGAAGGGGATTATGGTTTTCATCACAGCACCTATAAAAATAATAAATATTGTAATGAGGAGACAAAGAAAAATTATCGGGCATTAAAAAAACAAGACTATACCAAATGGCTCATATATGCAAAGGGCATTTGGGGCGTTCTTGAGAATCTTATCTACTCCAATTATGATATTAAAACTGAGTTCCCCAAAAGCTTTGATGAAGTATTTTATGGTTATGATTTTGGGTTTACTAATCCATCTGCTATTGTCGAGGTCGGCATCCTTGATGGTGAGTTATATTTGCAAGAGCAGTTATACGAATCAGGGTTGACAAGTTCTGCATTTGTAGGAAGATTGGCAGAATTAGAAATCCCTAAATCATCAAGCCAATATGCTGATAGTAACCGTGCTGATTATATAGATGAAATATACAACGCAGGATATAACGTCAAGGGTGCAGAAAAGGGCGCAGGCTCGGTCATAAACGGTATTGATACAGTTAAGCGGCACAAATTGCATATACATCAAGGATCATTAAAACTCTTAGACGAGATACGAGGTTATAATTTCAAGAAGGATCGCATGGGACATAGTATAGATGAACCTGTTAAGTTCAACGATCACCTTATGGACGCTATGAGATATGCGATAGTTGAACATTTGAGCAAATATGTTCCAGTTCTCTCAACCTCGCAAAGCATGTCGTATGACGATTTAGGGATAGAATAAAATGCCAATAGGGACACAGATAAAAGACGCTATATCGGTATTGATGGGCAAGGCAAAACTAGCTGATACCACTGTCGGTTTGCAGAGACCTGTTACTGACGAGATGAAATCTTATGATGACATCTCGGTTAAGAATGATAGGCAAAGCAAGATTAAAGACTGTCGTGAGATGGACGCAACCGAGCCGCTCATTGAGTTTTGCCACCGGTTAATCGCAGATGAGGCGAGTGTAAATGGGTTTAATGTCAACGTAGCATCAGCATTAAACACACGAATACAAGACGATTCTGAAAAGATTATCGAGTCAATGCAAGGAATTTGCAAGGTTCAGGGCAATCTCTGGGGTTGGATATATGACATGATCATGGATGGCGACTTGATGGCTGAGTTTGACATTGATGAAAATGCCAAAGAAATCAATCGAATCAAGAAACTTGAACCTTTGATAAC